AAAAAATGGAAGATTTTTAGATTTTTTAAAATGAAAAAACAAAATAAGAATTGGGAAAAAGAATTTGATGAGAGATGGAGAAATTTTTCTAATAGAATTTTTGAAATGTCTGCTAAAGGAGAGGATATAACTTGCGAAATAATAGGAAGTGGAGATCAGGTTAGAAATTTTATTCGCCAACTTCTTGTTCAAAAAGAAAAAAGTTAGATGAAATGAAAAAACAGAATAAAGAAATTACAACTATTGAGTTTGAGGGAGAATTACCAAAAGAAAGATTAAGCAATAAAGAAATGCAAGAAGTTTATTGGAAGATGAGATATGAAGAATTATTAGCTTTTATTAAGAAGGCTAAAAAAAGAATGCATCAAAATGAAAAAACAAAATAGGGTAAAGTTTAAGTTTGTGAACAATCCACACATATTTCTTGAGAAAAAAGAGATATGCAACAAAGATAATTGTGGCAATGTTCATTTATGGTTCAATAAAAGATCCTTTGGAATAGAAACATATGCGGTTTCCTTTATAAACTTGAGTCAATGGAGCGTTGAATATGGATGGTGCCTCGCAAAAGAAATTTGTATTCCAGAAAAAGGTTGGATAAAAATGTTTATAGAGAGACTTGAAGACCCTGGCAGATTATCAGTAGAGTTTAGTAAAGAAGTTTGGGATGATATTTTTAGTGGGCATGAGAAAAACTGGAAGCTAAATACATGGTAACACAAAATTAAGATAAAGAGATAAATTAAAACTATAAGAGTTGGGGGGATTTTAAGTGGTTAATTAGAAAATAGCAGATGAAAACCTTAAAGAAAATATGAGAGAGCATCTAGAGAATTAGGCTAGAACTTTGGTTGGAGATACTTTCAGTTGAGTTTTAAAGGTATTTTTGAAGAAAAATGAAAAAACAAAAGAAAAGGAGGTGAAGGATGAGAACTCGTTGCGCAAATTGTGGGATGATTTATGACATACCAGTGAGTGATATGGATATGAGAACTCCATTACAAATAGCTCAATCAGGTATTTGTCCTAAATGCGGAAGTAATGCTCATAATCCTATGCCTGTTAAATACTCAATTACATTTGAGGAGCAAAATGAAAAAAACAAAATAAAGGAGGTGAAAGGGAATGATTCAAAGAATTAAGTTAACAGTAAAAGGAATTACGCCGCTTTTGATGCACAGATTTCCCTTAGAAGAAATTGAAGCGATTGAAAAAAAGAGTATAGAGGAACAGGCAGAGATAGCGGCTTATCGTGATCCCGACACAGAAGAATTGTATGTGCCAGGAATTGCTTTTCAGCGGGCTTTGATATCTGGAGCAACTTATTCAAAAGGCAAAGGTCGGGGTTCACTCCAAAAAAGTGCCGCTGCTTGTTTAATAGTTTATCCTGAAAGAATTTCTCTGGGAACCAAAAAATACGCAATTGATATCAGACCTGTTGTAGTGCCAGCAACAAAAGGAAGGATAAATCGGGTAAGACCTCGTCTGGATAATTGGGAATTAAGTCTTGTTATAGAATACGATGATACTCTTTTAACTGAAAATCAATTAAGAAAAATAGTCGATGATACTGGTCAAAGAGTAGGATTGCTTGATTTTCGTCCCGAGAAGAAAGGTTATTTTGGAAGATTTGTGGTTGTTCACTGGGAGAAAGAAAAATAGACTATAATTACAATAGTGGTTTGGTCTGGTTGGGCTGGGTCCGGTATGGTGAGGTACGGTATGGTGTGGCTTGGTCCGGTCTGGTCTGGTAGGGTCTGGTGAGGTGAGGTTAGGTAAGGTCAGGTGGGGTTTAGTTAGGTTTGGTAGGGTGAGGTTAGGTAAGGTGAGGTAGTGTAAGGTAAGGTTTGGCTTGGCAGGGTTAAAATTATAAAAAATAAATAGAACCAAAAATCCTGCGTTAATTCTGCGGTAATTACTTCAAACCACTCCCCTATCGCTTAGAAGCTAAAATAGGGTAGGGTAGGGAAGTGGAATTATCTGCTATAATAGGGTTGACATGTCAGCTCCCCTCGACACTTTAGACAAGAAAAAAAGGTTTGTTGAGTTTTACTCTCGCCCAGAGGTTCAAGGAAACATCTCTATGACTTGTGATGCAGTTGGAATTAACCGCCAGACTTATTACAATTGGCTAGAGAAAGACGAAAAATTCAGACAAGCAATGTATGAGGCAAAAATGAAGATGTGTGATGAAATGGAGCAGATATTGATAAGTCGGGCAGTTGAAAAAAGTGATACTGCTTTGATTTTTTGGCTAAAATACAACCACCCCCAGTACAAGGAAAATCCTCAAGTTCAGATCAACCAACAATTTAATTCCTCCGAAATGAAAGTCAACTTTATCAATTATGAGCCTGAACATCAAACTACACCCTAAACAGTATGAAGTAGCCGTTGATACTCATAGATTTAGAGTCATCAACGCGGGTAGGAGGTTCGGAAAATCAGTCCTTGCCCGCTCCATTGTTTTAGATTGGGCCACCAAGAACGCTGGACTTTATTGGATTGTTTCTCCAACCTACCAGATGGCAAGAGACATTCACTGGAAGCAAGGCTATAACCTTGAAATTCCTCAAGAGTGGATAGCCAAGAAAAATGAGGTAGATTTAGAGATAACACTAAAGAACGGTTCAAGAATAGCCCTCAAATCAGCTGAAAACCCAGATAGATTAAGAGGGACAGGATTAAGGGGCTTGGTGGTTGATGAGGTTGCATTTTTAAAAGATTGGAAACATTTGTGGGACGAAGCACTAAGACCTGCATTAACAGACTATCAAGCCCCCGCCCTTTTCACCTCAACCCCTAAAGGATACAATGCCTTTTATGAGCTTTGGATGCAAGGTCAAAAGGAAGACGGGGAATGGAAAAGCTGGAGATTTACTACCTACGATAATCCTTTTATTCCCGTAGAAGAGATAGAGCAAGCTAAACAAGAATTAGATGAGGATACTTTTGCACAAGAATATCTTGCAGAATTCAAAAAATTCACAGGACTTGTATACAAGGACTTCTCAAGAGAAAATAATGTAATAGAGCCGATAGAACTTCAACCCAACTGGACCTATTACCGGGGTATTGACTTTGGCTTTGCTAACCCGACAGCAGTCATCTTTGCCGCTATTACAGATAAAGGAGAATTGATCATTTGGGACGAGATTTACCAATCGGGATTACAAACCCCAGATTTGGCACAGCTCATCAAGCAGAAATCGGAAGGCAAAACTTTTGTTAATACGATAGCAGACTCAGCCCAGATGGCAGACATTGAGGAATTGAGAAGATACGGGCTTATGGTCAACCCCGTGAGTAAGACTTCAGGAAGCAAAGAGGAAGACTGGGCAACTTTCAGAATTAGAAAGGTAGCGGAAAAATTAAGAAGTGGAACAATAAAAATCTTCAATAATTGCCAGAATTTAGTTTTTGAGTTTGAAAATTATCAGTATCACGAGGTTAGAGATGGAAGCCAGGTAAGAGAAGTGCCGCTAAAGGTTAATGACCACCTACTTGATGCTTTATCGTATTTGGTTTGTAGTCTACCAGAAAAGATAACGCCAACTTATGAAAATAGGTCTATTAGCGGTTTCATTGAACAGCTTCCAAAAGAGAATTATTTCACAAAAGAAGGATTTTATTGATTGATATGGAAGAATTACTGTCCGAGCTCGAAAAAACCGCCAAAGATGTCAACTACGGACAAGCGGTTCTAACCTTGTCTGTCCATTCAGGCAAAATTGTCGGGCTTTTAAAGAACAGTCTTAAAAGAAGACTCTACAAGCAAGATGGAGCAATTGAGGCGATGCAGGAGATTGTAGAAAAAATTAAAACCACACGAGAGCAAAAGCAATCGGGGCTTTTAACCTTTACCATAGGTTTTGTTAATGGAGAGATAAGAGAACTAATTTTAAGCGAGAACGAGAAGGTTGTCTTGACAAATGTGGATAAATAGTGGATAATTTTTAGTTAGGGTATCAAACCGACAGTTTGCCGCCCAAAGGAGGGCGGCTTTTTTTATGGAATTAATAGAAGAAATCAAGACACAATTCGCCAAAGCTGAAAAAGCAGTAACTAAACTCCGAGACGACCCATTTTGCTCTTGGAATGAAAAGGAGGCTTTGTTTTTGGGACGCAATCTTGAAGCAACAGCATCACAAACCAAATCTCAAGTCTTTGACCCCAGACTCCAGACGCAAGTAATTGAAAGAAGCCAAAGAGTAATGGCTCAATTCCCCTCAGGTAAGGTTCAAGCACTTTCTAAAGACGATAAAGGCAAGAATGTTCTAATGAACCTTGTGATTAAGAAGTATATTGAACCAAACGCCGATAGTCAGTTTGACCTCTTGACTAAGCTTCAACTTCTTGACCTTTATTCACTTGTTTATGGCAGTTTTGCTTGTCTTGTGGACTGGCGAGTAGATGACGATTATGTTGGTCCCGATTTGTGGCTTATACCTATTCGCTCTCTCTTCCCTCAGGCTGGAGCAACTACGGTAGATGACTGTGATTATATTTTTGTCTCTTCATTTGTATCTTTGGGTTGGCTTAAAAAGAGAAATAAAGAGACCTGGAAGAACATAGATAAAATTGTTAAAAAGATAGGCGAGGGTGCGGGTAAAACCAAAAACGACTTAACCACTACCCGCAAGAGTTATGTTGAGACATTATACGGAGAGCCAGGACTTGCCGAAAAAGGAGATTATGCCCAGATTGAGCTTATTACCCGCTATGAGCGAGATAGGTGGACAACTTTTGCCCCCGATTTTGATGTGATTGTGAGGGATATACCAAATCCTCAAAAAAACAACGAGATACCTATTGTGGTTAAGCACGCTTTTCCTCTTCTTGATAGATTTTTTGGACTTGGAGAGATGGAGAAAGGCAAGACGCTTCAGTATTCTATTAACTCTCTTATTAACCTTTACCTTGACGGCGTAAGAATGAGTTTGTTTCCGCCGACAATCATCAACCCTAATGGTGTAATCGCTTCAACCATAGAATTTAAGCCACTGGGTAAGTGGTTAGAAACAACGCCTAATTCAATTAGAACCTTGCCAGTATCGCCTGTGGGTATAAATACCTTTCAGTCAACTTATTCATTCTTACTTGCGGCGATAGCTAATCTTGGTGGTACATCAGATGTAACCGTTCCCAGAGAAGCTGATATTACACAGGGTAAAACTCCTGCTGCAATCAAGTATATGGCAGCAAGAGAAAACACCCGCGACAACTTTGATAGGATTATGATGGAGAGAGCCCTAGACAAGATTTACAACCTCTTTGTTGATCTCCTTGTTAATAGGCAGGAGAAACCAATTAATCTTGACTTGTTTGAGGGCGAGATTAAACAACTTCAGGAGGCATATCCAAATGAACAGATTATGGAAGTTTTTGAAAGTGGCAAGTTTGGTAGAGCAACCGTTAAAAAGGGAGTGTTTGCAAATTCTAAATTCAGGTTTTATGTAGAGCCTGGAACCACGATGAAAAAAGACGAAGCAATGGAAAACCAAAATCTCATCTCTCTTATCCAGCTATTTTTCGCAAGACCAGATATTCTGCAGCTTGTCCAGCAGGAAGGAATTAAAATCAATCTCGGTTATCTTATTAAGAGATTTATTATCACATCGGGTATACAAGAATGGGACAAGATTGTTGAGGAGATAAAACCAGAAGATATGAACCCCAAAATAATGGGGCTGCAACCAAATAACCAGATACCGATGCCTACGCAGGCGGGTAATCAATTACAAGCGGAACAGGGACAAACACCAGACGTTGAAGCGCTTATTAATGAGATAAAAAGTTTAGCAGGAGGACAGCAATATGGAGGACAATAACGCAATACCAATTTCAAAATCGGGAATTTTTGCGGCTATTCAAGACTTAAAGGAGAGCCGCGAAGAAGAGTCGGAGGAAATTAAAAGAGAAAAGAAAATTGCGGGGTTGGCGACAACTGAGGGCTGGCAGGAATTGAAAAAAATAATTGAAGCACGAATTGAAAGCGTTTTGTCTTTTGGACGGGAGGTTGACCCTCAATTGAGTGTTGAGGCGATAGGGTTTAAGTATATTGCCTCAAGCTTAATAGCTGAAGAGTTAAGAAACATTATTAACATTGTTGAACAAGTCTATGAATCAATCCAACGGCGAAATCAAGAGCGGGGAGAGAAATAGTGAAACGGAGGGTGGGGTAAAAGATATCGGTGAGAATTTTGTGATTGATTTAAGCACCCTAAAAAGTCAAATAAAAGAAGGATTGGCAGGACACAATTGGATACAGCAAGGACCATACCTTGTTTGTCAGTCTTGTCCTATCAGGCACGCAACTTGGGTGGGAATAGACAGGATTTTAACGGGGTTTGATGAAAATGGTGTGCCCATCTTGAAGGCTGTTAATAGGGTTAAGGGAATTTAATCCTATTAAGAGCCCTCAAGGCTCGGTGCGGACGACCCCACCTTAGTGGAGTCTGATTTGCACCTCGTTAAAGGAGGTGAATAGTATGCAAGACGAGGATAAGGCGTTAAATGCGGGAACGGAAACTTCCCAGCCAGAAGCGCCAACTGGTGAAAGCGAAAAGCAAGTCCCTGAAGCTGAAGTCAAGGAAGAAGAAGTCAAAGCCGAAACAGGCAAGACTTCAGAAGCCAAGACAGAGGCTGAGGCTAGGCCGTCAAGAGCGCAGCGGCGTATTGGAGAGCTCGTGAATAAGCTGAAAGAGGCAACCGCTCAAAAACAGGAACAGGAGTTTGTACCTCCGTTCAACTATCCAGGTTATGGGCAAGAGCAAGAGTTGCCGATTAATCCAGATACTGGTGAAGTAGACCTGGAGCAGCTTAATCGAGCAGTCGAACAGCGGGCGGCAGCTATTGCCGAATTGCAGACCAAGAGAATTATCTCTGAAGTCCAAAAAGAGGCAAATTACCGCCAAGCTGTACAGGATTGGGTAAACGACCTGGAGAAGACAATTCAAGAGAGTCCAGAGCTCGACCCCAAATCCCCACAATACAACGCTAAGCTCGACTCTGCCCTGCGAGAAGTAGTCGAAAAGGCTAATTTCGCAGAAGACGGTCGGCTCGTGCCCAAACTTAAGGTTTCTGAAATTTGGAAGAACCTTAAGGAGGCATTAGAGCTTGAAAAGAGCAAGGCTCAAGGAGAGGTCACAGTAGGATTGGCGAAGCAGTTGGCGGAAGAAGCGATAAGGCCAAGCGGTGAAGCAAGGCAAACTTATTCGACTTCTGACTTGCAGCAGCTTCTGACCAAAGATCCTGCTAAAGTGGTCGCCATTCTTGAGTCCAAGCTCCCAGTGGCAGAAGAATAAAATAGAAAGGAGGTGAAAAAGAATGGCAGTTCAGACAACATCGGTCTTGTCAAACGAGGTTGCCGTTTATTATGAGGCCAAGTTCCTCGAGAGGGCTAAACACTCTCTTGTTCACGAGGAGGGTGCACAGAAGCGAACTCAAAAGGCAAATAGTGGTAAAACCATAAGGTTTACCAGATATACGCCTCTCGCAACTGTTACCACTCCTTTGACAGAGGGTAATAACCCCGCAGAGGTTAACATTACTGAAGCCAATGTTGATGCAACTTTGGCTGAATACGGTAATGTTGTAAAAGTTTCCAAACTGCTCTCAACCGTCTCTATTGACAGAGAAGGTGCGGAGAAAGTGGAACTGCTTGGCCAAAATATGGGTGAGACACTGGATGAATTGGCAAGAAACGAGCTTTTTGCTGGTGCAACTGTTCAACTTGCAGCGGGAAAGTCTTCTTTGTCTAGCATTGCCGCTTCAGACACACTGAATGCGACAGAGGTTAGAAAAGCAGTCAGAACCCTCAAGAAGAACAAAGCTATGAGGTATCCCGATGGATTCTTCTTGGCCAAAATCTCACCCGATACCAGCTACGACCTTATGGCTGATAACGTTTGGGTAAATGCTAAAACTTATTCAGATGTTAAAGCTCTCTATGCTGGTGAGGTAGGAGAGTTGCACGGGGCGAGGTTCCTTGAGTCAACCAACCCGAAGACAGAAGCCTCCACAGTTACTGTTTATAGTAACTTCTTCCACGGAGCAAATGCTTTCGGGTGCTTTGACCTTGAAAAAGACCCCCCCAAGCTCTATGTCAAGATTCCAGGGGCTCAAGACACAAGCAACCCAACCGACCGATACTCAACTATTGGTTGGGCGGGGAGCTATGTTTCTAAGACCCTCGTGGCAGAATGGATTGTAAACGTTAAGACAGCAGCTTCTGCATAAGAGGCTGTTTATTAACGTGGCTTGCTGAAGGCTGGTTGTCTCTCTGCCAGCCTTCACAGAGAGGCAGCAAGCAATGAAAACAAAAACGAGAGAACCAGATTTAGAATTATTAGATGAAGCACGACGCAAAGCCAAAACAGAATTGGGTAAAACTCATAGGGAGGCTTTGCTTGTTGCCATTTATGAGGCAAGCAAAGATGATTGGCTTGAGAAGATGCGAATACAGTTAATAGATGCTTTAAAATATGGAGATTTGCGAAAAATGGACGAGATTAGACGAAAAATTCAGGATTATGCCAGCACTCCCTCTTTTAGAAGGAGAATTGCTCAAAAAATTGCTAAAATAAGCGAGAGAGAAGCAGAAGTTTATTTTGATAAGACTGAAAGGAGGTGAATTTGATGGAGGAAGCAATAAAAAAAGTCAATGAATTGCTAGTTCAAGCACCGAATGCTTTGGATGTAGTTCTGGTTTTCGAAGACGGCAGAAATAGATATATGTATGCTGATAATTCAACCAATGCCAAAAAAGTAAGAAAAGAGGCAAGAGACATCCTCTCAACTGCTTGGCAAGGCGGAGCATATAACTATGCAATGATTGCCAGCAAGTTAAGAGTTTCAACCCTTGCCATTCAAGCGGTGCTTGACGATGAATTTAAGGAAAAGACAGGACTATAATGGGTGATTTAGTTTTTAGAACAAAACAAGAGCCAACCGGGCAATTGGAGGAAGAAAAACCAATTGCTCAACCCAAAAAAGAAGGAAGCGCTGTTATTGATATAGATAAAGGCAAACTTCCCATTACAGCGTGGGAGGCTGAATATGAGAGACCATACAGCGCTGATTATTTTGATTTGGGACAGGCTTATGATGAATTGAGTTATGAGACTAAAGATAATTTAAGAGTAATTAATGATTATTTTTTGAGGCAGGTAAGAAGTGGCAAAATGAAGGCGACACAGGAGAATTTTGATAGGCTTATGGGGAAGATTAAGTCTCTTTTAAGAGTTGAAGATGCCCCGTTTATAACACAAGTTAGAGAAATTGCGGATTATTTAAAAGTTATAGGTAAACCTTATGTCGCAACCAAATAAACGAGGAAACATAATTAAAGAGACAGAGCAATATATTCAGAATAAGTCTTTTGATGAAGACTTTAATGTTTTGGTGGTTGAAGGATTGGAATACGACCCCAGCGGTAAGCTTCTCCGAAAAACTACGGACGCTTTAACTACAAGAATTGATGAGGTAGATGCAAATACGACTTATATTGGAGAAGCAGCTATTGGGAGTGCTACAAGCTCTCCAGTTTGGAGAATTAAAAAGATAGTTGTTTCAGGCACAGTTACAAGCATTCTTTGGGCAGATGGAGATATGAATTTTGACAATGTTTGGGATAATAGAACAACTTTAACTTATTATTAAATGGGTATTGCAAAAATTTTTTTAGATATTAAAATAAAGGGGGTGAGATAAAATGGCAACTTTTACTTGGACAGCACAATTAACTACAGGAACGCTTACGATTGGCTCAACCGACAAGGTTGGTTTTTATGGTACAAACTTTGGAGATGCTATTACTGTCAACTCCTATCAGGACTCAACTCATATCGAAAATTCCTCTGGAACGCACCAATGCACAAGCAATCACGTTAACAACACCAAATATCTAACTTCCACAACCGTTTCTATTAACGGCGGTAGTTCTCAAACTCTCGGTGCATCAGTTCCAACAACCGCCCAGTGTCCGCTAAAGATTAACTTTTCTCATACTTCAGCCGTTGCCACCTCAAATGGCAAATTCTGGGCTGATAACGGAAGTGATGTAAATACTGCACCAACTGATGTAACTTTTCAGGCTGGGGAACAATCTAATACAAGCTGGACATCGGCTGGAGGAAAAACAAATGCCGTTGCTCTTGCCAACCAATCATCGGCAACCTCACACGACTTTTACATCTTTTGCTCGGCATCGCCAACAGCAGTCGGAGACAAGACGGCGTTTAGGTTGGGAATTGAGTTGACCTATCAGTAATATGGAAAAAGATAAAGTTTATACAATTAAAGAGGTCCTAGATTTAGTTGAAGCCGATAAGAAGTATTACAAAATGGCGGGTAAAGGATTGGTTGTCGGTGGTATTAACGTGGCTGACCTTGAACAGACTATCAGAATTCCCGAAAGTGCTGAAAAGTTAGTTATCTTTGCACCTGAACTAGAACCTATTGAGATAGAGCTTTAGTCTTGGTGATAAACCAACGATATGGCTAGAATAATAAGCCGATGGCTCGCTTATTTGAGTGATGGAAGCGTTGCTATCGAAGGCAAACACCCATATGAAGAAATCCCCAACGAACCCTCGCCTTGGCAGAGGCTTTTACTTCATTTAGCCAAAAATAAACTTGAGATTACGGGACTTCGTATTCAGATTGAGAAAGAGGGAGAACCAGTTAGAACCTTCAATCTTCCCTCGAAGTCTCCTAAACAGAAATGGGCGGATTTAAAACCTCTAATTCCTATCGGATTTAATTATTTCAGGCGTGTTCAGCGAACTATGGAGCCGATAGATGGAGATTTTGGTAACTTAAGGCTTGGAAATGAGTATCACTTTATTGAAATCCACGCAATATACAAAGGTTTTACCCTCGTCTTAATAGTTGATGAAGACACAGGAAATGAAAGTTGGAGTTTAATTTTGGAAAGGGGGTGATAAGTATGGCAATCAAACATTCTTTTCAAAGTTCAAAATCAGATGGTGCAGACTCATCTTTGGTTAGACCATCAGACTGGAACGCCGACCATACGCTTGAATTTGGCGATTTGATAAACAAGTTTAGACAAAAGCCGTTTTATTACACCGATTTCTTGGGAGCTGCTGGTGCGGCAACTGTTGAAGCCGCCTATCCATTTGATTTTGCAGTTATAAGTTCTGGAACACAAGCAAAAATAGCAAGTGAGGCAAATCACCCTGGTATTTTAAGAATATCATCATCAACTACGGCTAACAGTGGTGGATATATCGAAACCGATGCAACTGCTTTTCTTTTGGGTGGCGGAGAGTGTTTTGAGGTTATTTTCCAACCAAGAGTTTCAGGTAATGCAAACACAACTATTCGTATGGGTTTTTTAGATACAACATCATCAACAGATGCTACAGATGGAGCATATTTTGAATTACCAGCTGGTTCTTTGGATATCGTAGGAAAAACAGCAAATAATGGTACAAGAACAACCTCATCAGCCATTGCAACCTTAACTGTTAATACTTGGTATAGGGCAAGACTTGAGGTTAATTCAAACGCAACACAGGTCAATTTTTATGTTTTTAATGACAGCGGAACACAATTGGGTTCTCAAAGCATTACTACCAACATTCCTACAGCAGTTGGAAGAGAGACTGGAGCAGGTGTTATAGCCACAAATTCAGGAACTACGGCTACACTTCTTGCTTACTTTGACTGGATGGCGGTTTTGTTTGACGCTAGAAGTCTAACAAGATGATATGGCATTTCAGATAGACACTTTCCAAAATGATGCCTTTCAAGTGGAAGGCGGAGCTGTCGTTGTTGACAACCGCAACGCAAGAACTAAAGGAGTAGACACAATCTCCAATAGTAGAAATGCCAGAATTAAGGGATTAAGTACGACCAGTGATACTAGGAATGCCCGTATCAAAGGGGTTGCAACGACATCCGATACAAGGAACGCAAGAACGAAAGGGGTTGCGACAACATCAGACAACCGCCCCGCTAGAACTAAAGGAAGCCTCACCACATCGGATACTAGAGGAGCAGGAACCAAAGGAATTGCAGTAGCAACAGACAATCGTCCTGCTAGAACAAAAGGTGTAGCTACTATTTCCGATACAAGGAGCGCTAGAACAAAAGGTGTAGCTACGGTTTCCGATACAAGGGACGCAAGGATAAAGGGTACTGCAACCGACTCCGATATGAGAGGTGCGAGGATTAGGGGTTATCTTACCGCAGTAGATACTAGAAATGCCCGGACAAAGGGGGTAGCCACAGCTTTAGACACAAGAAGCGCAAAAACTAAAGGTCAGGCGACAACATCAGACACAAGAGCGGCTAAAACTAAAGGAGTTAGTGTCAACATAATTTCAGATAGCAGAGATGCACGCACAAAAGGTTTGGATACTTTATCCGACAATAGGAGTGCGAGAATTAAAGGATTTGATATTGCCGGAGAAACCAGAAACGCAAGAACCAAAGGTTATCTTACAACTTCAGATACAAGGGACGCTAGGATAAAAGGTAAATTTACAGCATCAGATTTTAGAGATGCACACACCAAGGGAAGTGCGATAATTTCAGATACAAGGGGAGCAAGGTTAATTGGAGCAATTGCAAGTTATCGAAATGCAAAAGTGAAGGGGCCGGAAGTTACTTTTCCCAAATTCATTTTTGTTGATGGAAAACTAGCAATTCATCTTTTTGGCAAATTTTATTCTAAAAGATGAGAATTCTTTTTGTTGAGACCCATTACAAAAGACCAAGTGGGCAAATAAAAACATCGGCGGTTGACTGGTGGAGAATAATAAATCCTGCAAATTATCTCAAAAAAAACACTGATTGGGAAATAGAAATTAGAAAGGGCGTATTATCCCAAGACTTCAAATTTGGCGATCCAAGGGCAGATTTTGAGTGGGAACAGGTAGGACAGAATTTTGATTTGGTTTGGTTATCTTATATGGGTAATCCTCTTGCCTTTTCTTATCTTGAAGTCTTAAAAAAAAGATATGGGCTTGAGTATATTATAGATTTTGACGACAACCTCCTTCAAATTTCGCAATACAATCCTATTAGCATTAAGTATGCTAAAGACCCCGTTCACTTTAATAATTTAAAAAAGATATTGAGTTTTGCACAGTATCTAACTGTAACAAACAGCTATCTTAAAAAGGTTTATAAGAAGTTTAGGGGAAAAAGCAGAGATACTATTTTTGTTTTACCGAATTATATTGACGATAAAACTTATAAACCATTACCACCCAGAAAGCACGACAAGGTTGTCGTTGGTTATTTTGGCGGCGTTGCACACCTAGCAGACCTTGTTTATGAGAATACAGAGTTTTTATCGGCAATTAGTTATTTTTTGGGTAAATATCAAGATAAAGTTGAGTTTCATGTTTTAGGATTTATGCCAACCAATGAGTTTAATCAATTACCCAATGTAAGGTACGAATATGGTCAACCAGATTTTAATGACTATATTGAAAAATGGAAATCTTGGATTGCGGGGGTTGATTTTTGTATTGCACCGCTACAACAGTCAGAATTTAATCAGTGTAAAAGTTCAATTAAGATATATGAGGCTGGTATCGCCAAAGTTCCTACTATTGCCCAAGATTTTGGACCGTATAAGTTTATTAAAAACCATGAGAACGGAATTAAATGTACAACCACCAAAGACTGGCTTGAGGCTTTTGAATTTATGATGAATAGAGAGAAAAGACTTGAAATGGGACAAAAAATCTATGACTACATTATCAAAAATTGTCTTATTAAAGACCACTGGCAAGAATGGAAGGAGGTGGCAGAATGTGCCGTTTCTAAAAATAGGATCTAATCTGTATGTTTCACCAAGCGGAAGGAAATGGACAAAGCGTCAAGTTGTAGCATATTACGCAAGTAAAGGTAAATTTAACAAAGCAAAGAAAAAAAGAAAGAAGTAGCAGACAACTGGGTAAAAAACTGGGTTTTACCCCACCCCTCGTTACACTATTTTTTTGAATTGTCAGAGTTAATATGCAATCAAGAAAATGCCTCTTGACAAAGAGAAAATAAAGCTGTATAAGAGGCTTAGTCTTGTAAGTTAAACTTGCAAGCGATCGGAATTTGTCCGATGCAGGAGAAAATCCCGATTAGAGCCCGATTTTGGGTTTTAATCGGGATTTTTTTGTGAATATGGCAAACTGGATACAAAAAGCAATTAAGAAACCAGGAAGTTTTACCGCTCAAGCCAAAAGGGCTGGTATGAGCGTAGCTGAATATGCCAACAAAGTCCTTAAAAAGGGGTCAAAGGCTTCTGCAACCACTAAAAGAAGGGCTGTTTTGGCAAAGACTTTAAGAAAACTTGCAAAAAGAAGGAAAAAGACAAGCCTTAAAGCACAAATGAGGAAAAATCCAGGCAAAGTAGCGGCAAGGCTTGAGAAGAAGATAGGATTTGAATATTAACTATGGCATTAATATATGGTTCATCTCTAACAGATCCACGCTATGCTAATTATGGGGGTTCGTATCTGGCTCCAATGTCTAGCCAAACTAATCCCTATGCCGCAAATTATCAAGGGAGGATGACTCTTCCATCTGCTCTACGACCAAATGTCCGAGTAGCCACAAGTCCTTCTCAAGTTGGAAAACCAGTTGGTTCGGTCTTGGATACCTCAACCAGTAGTCAACCTGTTAATCCACCAACGAATCAAACACAACAACCCACGGGAAATGAACAGCAATCAGTAGATCCTTATGCTCAAGTTTGGAGTTATTTAGATCAATTAGCGGGTAATTTACCTCAGTGGGAACAGCAACTAAAAAGTGATATTGAGAATATTGTTTCTGCCCAACAGCAAGAAGTGGAAACCGCTAAACAGGGACAATTATCTAAATTCCCCACCTATGAAGAACAAGTAAGACAAAACCAAGCAACAACGCTTAGACAATTAGCGGAAGATATAAACAAAGCTCTTCAAGCAGGACAACTCTATCTTTCAGGACGAGGCGCAGGTTCTTCTTCGGCAGCTGATATGTATTCCTTTGCTTTAGCACAAGAGGCGAATAAAAGAAGGGCTGGAGTTTTGATGCAAACCAATCAATTGATGAACGAATTAAATCTCAAAAAAGCGGAGATTGAAAACCAGGCACAACAACAACTTAATGCCATAAATACTTGGAAAGCAGAACAGATGGCAAATATCGCCAGAGATTTTCAAGCAAGAAAAGAACAACTGGCCTATACACAGGCAAATATGAGCCAGCAAGAAGCAAACTACTGGATTAATAGGCTTTCGCAACTCGAAAGCGAAGCGAAAAGCTGGAATCAAGCAATTCAGAACTGGGCATTGAACAGAATAGCACAACTTGACAACTATAAAGCCCAACTTGGACAGCTTGGCTCATTCTCTGCTCCACAACTTACTTATCAGGAACTGCAGAGCATTCCTCAATACACCCAAATAGCACAGGAGACGGCATATCCAGTTTCACCGTTTCTGAGGAGAAAGGCTGAAGAGTTTGGTTATCAGATATAAAATGAATGGCAACGCTTACAGATTTACTCAACAAAGTAAAAAAGACTATTAAAGATTATACTCCGCTTGATGAGATAGCTTCTTCTGTTGAAAACTACTTTAATCCTACTTCTAATCAGGGACAAAACTTTTGGAGCACGCCCGTTGCACAAAGGTTGGCAAATCTTCAACTAAACACCCAGCCAATGGTTCAGCCCATCTTAAATACTCTTCGTGAGGGCGGAGAGGCTTTTGCTAGAGCGGGTGTATATACAAATCCATTAAATCCTATTTTTAACAGAAAAGAGTGGGAAAAAACTGCACCTAAAAAGGGAGACATTGGTAAGATGACAAGGGGACTTTTAACCGCTTACGGTTTAACAAAACCCACAACTGTTTTAGGGGGAGGACTATTTTCTGCTGGGTTTAATACTCTTGCTAATCTGGTAACCAAAAAACCAATTACTCAAAATCTACCTGAAAGCATTGGCGAGGGAGCACAATTTGGAGCTTTAGTTTCACCATTGGGAGAGGCTGCCGCTTTATTACCAGTAAGGGGACTTGCTAATTTGACTTCAAAACCAGTTCTTCAAAGAATTTTGCCTGAGGTAGCTAAAGAATTTGCTACGGGGGCTGGATATGGGGCAGCGACAGAACAAAATCCTATTAAAACTGGGTTAGAATTTGCTCCCTTTGGTCTTACAGGGACAATGGTCGGGAAAACTGGAGTTAAAGCTATGGCGGATTTTAAAAATCCCGTCCATCCTGAAGATAAGGAAGAGATTTTAAAAGCTATCGACATTCTTACAAGCAAAGATCCGAAAGTGTTTATTGAGAAGGCTGCGGAAGCGGGAAAAACATTAAGGTTGCTTGCCAGCCACTATATCGATGCAAGGTTCGGCAAAAAGGCTCCTATTAGAGATGTAATGGAAGAATTGTTAAATAGGTTAAATTATGATTATGGTTATGATTTTACATTGGGGTTTGTAGAAAAGACAGCTCCTCGTGTTGGTGAAACCCTAACCGCCAAAATTCTTAAAACTGGTAAAGAATTGACAGGAACAGTTAAAAAGATAGCCAGAATGCCAACTGGGGCGGTAATGGCACAACTTGAGACCGCAGCGGGCAAGACAAGATGGATACCGGTTTCAAAATATGCGGAGTGGTATAAGCCAGTAGAAAAAGCAGTAGAACAAGTAGCGGGAAAAGTAAAACCAGAAATTTCTAAAGAAAATTTAATGCAAGATATTAGAAACACGATTATGGATAATTTGGGAAGTAATTATAGTAAAGATCAATTACAAATGGTTCAAATGATAGATCAGGGGTATTCTAAATCTCAAATAAAACAATATTTTAAAGAGAAGCCAGAGAGTTGGATTGATAATTCTTATAAGAATATTAAAGATGATTGGAATAATTTACAGAAAATTGTAAAACAAAAAGGATTAAATAGTGTATCTGAATTAATTTTCAAAACAAGAAAGGAAATTGGACAAGTAGAAAATCGCTATATTCAAGCCATTCAAGAAATATCTCAACCGAAAACAGAAGTAAAACCAGAAATTCCTAAAGAAAGGGGGATAAAAGAAAAACCAGAAATTAAAACAATCCCTCCTGAACTTGAACCCCTAGCCCAAGAAGCAAGGAAATACAAGAGTGCGGAGGAGTTTGTAAAAAACTATTCTAAAATTTTTGATGATTTAATGGAAAAAGGAATTATTGGCAGAGGAGCAAAGTATGATAGTTATGAAGTTGGACAATCTTTGATAAAACAATTTGGGGGAGGTAAAAAGGGACTTATCGACTTCTACGCCCAAGCCATTAAAGGAATACCAGAAGTTAAACCAGCAGAACAAGTAGTAGAAAAAGTTAAAACAACTATTCCTCCTGAACCTGAACCATTAGATAAAATAGTTAATGATTTTTTAACAAATAGAAAAAGTGGGACAGAATTGACAAAAATTCTAAAAAGTAAAGCATCAGAAACTAAATTTTTACCAAGGGAACAAAAAGCATCAATTACGCTTTATCACGGAGGTTCAATAAATGATTTAAATTCTGTATTAGAAAGGGGATTAGATACTAGTAAAGTTCAATGGGCTACTGGTTCAAGAAGAAATGTAATTTCTTTAACACCAGATTTTAGTTTAGCTGAACGATTTGGAAAAGCAGGGCATTTAAATAGACAATTAGCAATGCCAGAAAGTGGAAAACCAGCAGTTATTTACAAAATGAAAATTCCTATTGAAGATTTATTCCCAGATACTCATCAGATAAATAATGCCAGATTGTGGAAAAAAGTTGACGCCAAAAATACTCTTGGTGATAGTTTAATTCACGGAAATGCGGTTGTCGTAAAAAATAAAATATATCCTACTGAAATAGAAAGTGTTTTTATTTGGGATAGTAAAATCGGAGATTATAAAGAAATACCATTTACAAAACAAGCAATTCAAGATTTCTATAACCAAGCCACTAGTGGAACTGGACAAAGAAGATTGGCAAAACAAGCGTTAGAACAGATACAAGCAGGGGGAGAAGTTACAAGCCGTAGCCAATTGCCTTCCCAAGAGTTACCATCACCCAAATCAGAGCAATTAACCCAATCACAAACTTCACCACTTCCCAAAGAGCCTGTAGGAATAGCTGAAAATAAGACTCTTCCATCGCAACCAATTATACCAGAGGGTTTCAAGGAAAGAGGGGTAATGAGAACTATAAGGACATCTGAAGCAACCCCGCCAGAATTAACAAAAGAAATTGAAAAAATTACTGGCTCAACCAGATTTTACAGACCATATTCCGATATTGCTTCTCTTAAGGAAGCAAAATCAAGAATTGCCGCAGAAGGGGTTGACAATGTTAAGAAAGCTGTTCTAGAAGGTGAATACTCCAAAGGAAATGTAGCGGCTGGTGAGATTTTGGTTTCGAAAGCCTTAAATGAAGGAAGAATTGACGAAGCAACGGAGATCATTAAAAATCTTTCTCTTAAAGCAACTCAGGCTGGACAGGCAAATCAGGCGTGGGCTATGTGGTCAAGAATAACTCCTGCTGGATTTTTGAAATATGCAGAAAGTGAGGTCTCAAAAGCCGCAGAAAAAATGGGGTCTTTTACTAAAAGTATCAGGGGTGTATTTGGCAAAAAGTCGCCAGAACTTACTACCGAAGATAAAAAGATTATCACAGATTATATGATAAAGGCTAATCAAGCAGCAACTGAAGAGGAAAAAGCCAAGTTTGTTAAATTAGCAATGCAAACCGTAGCTGATAAAATTCCTCTTGGGGTGTCAGATATTTTTGATGCTTACCGCTATAACAATATGCTTTCTGGGCTTCCAACCCACGAGAGAAACTTTTTCAACAATGTTTGGAATACTTTTATTACTCCAGCTTTAACTATGGCAGCCGAGGGTAGACCCAAACAGGCTGTTTTATATGAATTTAATGCTATTAAGAATATTCCAAAAGGGTTAGATGCGTTTGTTAAATCTTTAAAACGAGAAACCCCCATTGATTTAAGCAAAATTGATCTTTCAATGGATAAAGTAAAATATGAGAAATTACCCAGACCTCTAACTATTTTTAGCGATTTAATGGAAGCGTCGGATAAGTTATTTTCAGGAATCATTGAGTCTTCGATGACTGCTATCGGCAAAACTCCAGAAGAAGCGACAAAATTAGCCGAAGAATATTTGGTTAGAAAACCATTAAACGAGAGGGGGTATGGAATTTTATCTGATGGAATACGGGTTATGGGTGAAGGAATTGATGCGTTTGGTAAAAAATTCAAACCAATGAGGTGGGCGGTTCCTTTTCTAAGGACGCCTTTTGATGCGGCGGTTATGCAGCTTGAATATTCTCCAATGGGGGCAATTAATTTAATGGGGTCTCAAAATAAAAGAACGGCGATTGCTAGAGCATTACTGGGTTCAACAGCTACTTTTTGGGGTGCCACATTAGCACTACAAGGCAGAACTACTTGGGCTGTACCCACCGACCCTGAAGAAAAGAAATGGTTTTACGCAACTGGTAGAAAACCATTTTCAGTTAAAATAGGAGATAAATGGGTGCCAGCATACTATTTTGGTCCTTTTGTGTTTGCTATTCTTTTACCAGCGGCGGCTAATTATTATTACAACGAAGCTCCAGATGCTCTATCGGCAGGGGATTGGGAAAAATTAGGAAAGACAATCTCATCGGCAATATATTATTGGTCTCAGTCGTCTCCTTTAGCGGGATTGGGTGGGTTTGTTAGAACATTGGAGGGAGATGTGGACTATTCTTTTGCTAAAAACCTCGCCTTTAATGCCTCACAGTTAATTCCTTATTCATCAATGTTAAGATATATTGCAAACATCTTTGACCCCGTTTATCGAAAGCCGCAGGGGTTTGTCGAACAACTAAAGACTAACATACCTTTTCTTTCGCAGACTATTCAACAGACTTATCAAGAACCAACAGGAGAACCCGCAAAACGAGATATAACTAATTATATTTTGCCCTGGGCAATAGGAACAGAGACACCAGAAAGACAAGTATATGAACCGTTTTATCGAGAAAGGCAACAGGAAAGGCAACAAACGAGACTTATTAATACCCTTAAAAAACAAATTGAGGAAGGACAGCCTGTTGGGGGGGAAGCGGTGGCTATGTTATATGGAAAGCGGGCAGAAAAAACTGGAGAACCGCTTTCTGTTTTAGTAGAAAGAGCTAAACTTCAGGCGCAATATAAAAAAGCAAACGATCTTTTTGATTTATATTTAAGAGCTCCCGATGATGCAACACGAGCTAAAATTGAACAAAGTGTTATTAGAATGGGGATTGACCCAGCGGAGGGTTTGTATAATTACCTAACCACCCAAGAAACAGCCCCCAAGACTGAATATATTAAGGCTATTATTGCTCAAAATCCCAACACTGATATAGTAGAACTTCTTTCTCCCTATCGTAAGGAGGGGATTGCTTCTGGTAAACCACTTTTGTCTGATGGTGTTATTGATAATCTTTATGACGAAGGGCTAATCACCGCAGAACAAAAAAAATATCTTAAAAGTCTCAAATGGGACACAAAACAAAAGAAGGTGGTTGGCAAAAAGGGGACTGGTAAAAAAATTAAAATATCCGAACCGCCAACTATTAAAATCAAACAAGTAAAGCCAGCAAAGATTAAAACCACATCATTGAAAGTGAAAACAGCACGCCCAAGAAAGGTTGCAGCTCTTAAGATTGCTAAACCAAAAGCGCAAACAGTAAGTATTAGAATTCCAAAGCAAACTTACCAGCCTGTTCCTATAAGATTTGGAAGGGCTTGACAAGTAAGAAAAACCAAAACTATAATAGGGCTAACTACTCGATTTGGTAGCGAGCGGAAGACCGAAATAGGTTGACCGCTCTTTTTTTATGACTATAGAACAAATAATCAAAGAAGCACACAAGCTATATGCGGGGGATACTAGTTACCCCGATGTCTCCTCTGATGACTGGGCTTTTATGGTAGCCGCCGCCAACGAGGCTATCTCAAACTGGGAAAGAGAGAACAACATCTTTTGGAAGGAATTGTTTACAACTTATTCTGCAACAACTTCAGACGGAGTTAGCCAGTATAATTTGCCCTCTAATTTTAAGCAGTCTGATGGCTATTTAAGGCTTTATGTTAATGGAACAAGTGCTAAACCAACCCTCTATCAACAAGTTAAGCCCGAAGAGGGAAAAACAATTCAAACATCGGGAGGCAATAATCAGATTTTTTGGATTACGGATAAGATAAATATCTATCCCACACCAACCACAGCACAAGGAACGGCGAACAAGACTTTTGAACTTGATTATTACAAAAAAGCAACAACTTATTCAACAGGACAGGAGACAACTCCTCCTGAGATGTCAGACCCTTATTATATTGTAGATTGGATTGTCTTTAAGTTGTTTTCTAATGATGGTCCAGTGTCGGCAGATAAGTCGTCGCTTTATTTTCAGTTAGCCAATAATAGGCTTGCGGCGATGAGGGTGGCAGAAGAGACACCAGGTTTTTTCCAACCAGCAGGAACAATCAATCTTTTAAGTTATGGTTTTGGAGTGTAACTTATGCTTAATGTCAATTATAAACCAAACACAAGGGTTAAAGAATTGAACATTTCTCTTACTTCGTTCAAGAAAGGGACAAATACTCTTTTGGACGAAACAAGGCTTGCGCCCGATATGAGTAAAGAGTCTATTAACCTTATCTTGGAACAAGACGGGCTTTGGAAACCACGCTGGGGAACAGCAAAATATGGCAATGCTATATCAGGCGAGTCTTCAATTCTTAATGCCACCTCTTTTGTTAAGAGCGACGGGACAAGTGAGTTAATTGCCGTTGGAGGAACAACGGGTAAGATTTTCAAATCTACAGATAATGGCAATACTTGGACACAGATTGGGACAACCACTCTATCAACAACAGCTACCCCCTATTTTTTGCAAATCGCCGACAATCTTTACATCACAAACGGAGTAGATAATCTTCTAAGGTACAACGGCACAACACTTTCTACCTACTCTCAACTATCAGCTCCGACTGGCGTAACTCTTACTCGTGGGTCAGGACTAACATCGGGTAGTTATACTTATTATTATCAAGTTACTGCCTTAAATGAGATTGGGGAAACAGTTGGTTCTACAGAAGCATCAATTACAACAAATAAAGATAGAGATACTTGGGTTGCAACCTCAAACGAGCATATAGATATATCTTGGTCTGCGGTAACAGGCGCTGTTCGTTATCAGATTTATTTTTCCGATGCTTCAGGATATGAGAATTTACTTGACTCAACACCTAATACCTCTTACAGGGACAATGGGAGCGCAACCCCTAATCCTTATGTTTTTGTCCCACTTGACAACACCACAACCGCACCTAAATTTACTCATATGGAGTTGTCGGGGAATAGAATTTGGGCAACAAAAGACCCCAACAATCCTTACCGAGTGTATTTTTCGGGCTCTGGTAAGTATTTGTCCTATTTTTCGGCATTCTTTGGCGGTGGGTGGGTAGATTTGGAAAAGGGCGGTAAAGATAAACCCATTGCCGTCAAACACTTTAGGACTGGTAAGGGGGATAGTGCTTTGACTGTTTTTTGCTCAAACCCTGAAGGGACGGGTTCTATCTGGCATATAGGACTAGATAGTGTTACGGTTGGTTCCACTTCTTTTGTCGTTCCAACCGCTTTAAAGATTTTATCTGGAATTGGAATATCATCACCAACTGGGGCGGTTTATGCACAGGACAACATTTACTTTGCCAACCAAAAGGGTGTCTTTATTCTTGGCTCAAAGCCTCAACTGTTTAATATCCTCTCAACATCTGAATTTTCTGTGCCCATTAGACCATCATATAGAAGTCTAAAAAGCTATGACAAAATCTTCGCTTATTATTATGAGGGTAAAGTATTCTTTTCAGTTAGTCGTTCAAGCGATAACGATACCCTGATAATTTATGACACGGAACGCAACGCCTGGATTTATTACTGGGATTTGAAAGTTAAAACATTTTTGGAATATACGGACACTTCTAACAATTCTCATCTTCTTTTCGTCTCACCTAACAAAAACTACTTAGTAGAATTGTCAAAAAACTATGCAAGCGATGAGGGGAGTCCTATTTACACATCTTATTATTCTCCTCTTATACTGCTCTCGTCTGATAAAAGACAATTTGTTAAAATTAATGATGTGATTTTTGAAGTGGGCAGACCAGTTGGGAGCATTACCGTTGAAACACTGGGGATTGAGGAGAAAAAAGGATTTTCATCTGTGGGCACAAAATCAATTAAAGATACGGTCTCAACCATTGATTTTGCTAATGCTTTGTGGGGAGATTTTGCTTGGTCGGACGACGATGATGTACCAAAAACCTTTTCGCAGGCAACAGTTAAAAAGAGACTTAAAATTAGGAAAAAGTTGTCGCATATTCAATTTAGGGTTTCGTCAAATATGGCAAACGCCGACTGGACGCTTCTTGGTATTCAGGCGTTCGGATATATTACGAGTTCAAGAATACCATCAAGTTGGAATTAAGGAGGAGATATGGCAGCAAATGCGAATGACAAACTAATCAAAGGAGCACGAAGATTTAGCACAACCCTTGCGGCGACGATTGCCGATGGGGCAGCTACTTCTATGTCTTTGACCTCAACAACGGGTCTTCCAACAGACACGGCGGTTGAGTTAGTGATAGATAGAGTTGATGCAAACGGCAACAAAACCCCATCTAAAGAAGAGGTCGTAAGGGGTGTGGTATCGGGAACAAGTGTTATCAATCTTGTAAGGGGAGTTGAGGGAACGGCACAAGGGCATTCTGCTGGAGCTGTGGTTGAGGCAAGATTGACTGCTGACCAGTGGAATAGGATGGTTGATTGGGGATTGACAGAACACGCCCAAGATGGGACGCACGACTCAACCAAAGTGGCAATGCTGGCTGGGGCTCAAACCTTTACGGGGGCAAAAACTTTTGGTTCGGGGCTTCTAAAAGCAACCAGACCGCAAATTACAACTTCAATAGACGATGCTAATGGCAATGAGGTTATAGAGACACCAGCCACCCCTTCGGCGGTAAATCAAGTCAAAATCACAAATGCGGCAACGGGTAATAATCCGACTATTGAGGCTTCGGGGGATGACACAACTATTCCTCTATTTTTAAAAGGCAAGTCGGCTTCTGTAGGGGTCGAGGGCATTTACGATAACGGGAATATCACGGGGTCTGTAACCATTAATATGAAGAAAGGCTCACGGCAAAAAGCAACTCTAACTGGAAATGTGACTTTAAATTTTTCAAATCCAGTAGAAGGTCAGGCTTTGGAATTATTCTTAATTCAGGACGCAACTGGCGGAAGAACGATTAGTTTTACCCCTACAATCAATTGGCAGGATAATACAACCCCCACTTGGACGACTACTGCCGATAAGGTGAATGTGATTGTTCTTCGCTATATTGGAACATCTTGGTATGGAATAGGAGCAAAATTTGCTTAAATGAATGACTATTTTGAGCAAAATAAAAAATTGATATTACAACTCGCTAATACAGAAGCGGGAAGATTTTTGCTTGGATTAAAAGATAAAGACAGAATTATTAAAGTATCTCCAAATTCAGTTCACCAGTTAAAAGACTTTCAAAACGGAGAAGCAGTTATTCAGGCTAAATTTTGGGCTTGCGATAATGTTGCTCAAATTTTTCTTCCCATTTTAACTAAAATAGAGATTGCACAGGATTATCAACCAATCAAAGATAAATATGAAGCCTTTTTGCATTTTTCGGAATTGGAAAGAAACAGGAAATATCCGCAGATATATCTTGATGATTTTTACACAACATCAGAAGATGGAACTATACAGAGGGGATGGGTTTCTACCTGGAGCGATGCAAGAGACGGGGCTGGCCAAAACATAAATAAAACAGGAACTACAATGAATGCAAGAGCCGCATTTTTATCAGGAGTAGGCTATGAGGTATATCGTTCTTTTTGCGTTACAAATACATCCCCACTTCCAGATGCGGCAATTATTATCAGTGCGGTTTGGAATTTATCAATGACCCAAGGAGCAGGAAATGGAAATTTGGTTTGTTGTCAAGGGACACAAGGAGATACTCTTGAATTAGCAGACTATCAAGCATTCGTAAGAACAGATTTTGGCAGGCTAACTAATCCTGGTGCAGGATGGCAAACCCTTTCATTAAATTCAAGTGGAATAAATAATATCAATAAAACAGGAAATTCTTACTGGTGTTTTCAACACCATTTGGATTTTGACAACGTTGCTCCCACTGATCAGCCAATTTTAATAATAGAAACTTCCGAAGCTACAAACAAACCGTATTTAACGGTAACTTATCAAAAAGGCGGTGCTTTCCTGCACAATTTCCTATAAAAAAATATGACAAGGCCTAGTAATTATGACATCTTACTTGAAGTCCAAAAATCCTTAAACAGGATAGAGGATAAACTGGATGAAAAAATCTCAAGAGTAGATACGAGAGTCGACAACCTCGACTCTCGTCTCTCAAACCTTGAAGGAAGGGCGAGTGTTTTGGGTGCAATATCGGGAGCTATCGCTGGCGTGATATCGTCTCTTTTGGGTGGTATACTTAATAAATAGAATATGAGATACCCAGTAGGACAGTTGGGGACGAAAGACGAATTTGATAAGTTCTGGTATGTGGCAGATGGTTTTGGTATAAATAGAGAAACATATTATCACGAGGGGCTGGACATAAATCTTAAAAGCGGCGGGGATACTGATTTAGGAGAGTTGTTATACGCAGTAGGAGATGGCAAGATAGTTTATTATCACGACAATTCACATCCTACTAAAGGTTTTGGCAGGCATTTGGTTCTTGAATGCCAGACGCCTTTAGGAACAAGATGGTTTCATTATTGCCATTGTCAGGAGATAACAGCGACGGTCAAAGAAGTTAAAAGAGGAGATGTAATAGGAAAGCTCGGCAAGAGTGGAACTCAATCTGCACATTTGCATTTTGCGGTTTTTAAGGTTGACCCATCAACCCTAAGGAACGGAATTGATACGATTGCTAAAACAATTACCGAGCTTAATAGCTGGTGGGAAGACCCATTACTTTCACTTGATATGGAAGAAAAACCAAAAGATTTACCAGAGTGGTTTAAAACATTATTGCAAGAACGAGGTTTATCTCTTGACAGGGAAGGAGAATTCCGTGCATTTTTTGAAAAAGCTGTAAAATATGACAATGATATTCAAACACTTACTCGTCAAGTTACATCTTTATCGGCTTCACTTTCGGATAGGGCTGGAGAGGTTAGTTTACTTTCTGAACAAAACGAGAGGTTGCGAAACGAAAGAGATGCGGCGATTGAAGACTTTAATAAAGAAAGAGATAAATTCAATCAGGCAGATTGGGAAGCAAAAAAGCTCGAAATCAAGGCTAAATCTCTTGAGGAAGAGATTGGAAAACTTAATTCCGACCTCACCAAAGCGAATAAGACGATAGAAGAATTAAAAGCCAGTCAATATATCAAGGTTGGCGATATACCCACCTTAAAATTGATTTGGTGCGTTTTAAAGAGGTTTCTAGGTAGGAGGTGATGAAAATGAAAAAAATTTGGGAATGGCTTGATGGCAAAAAAACAATAATTGCTTCCGTTCTAATTTTCTGCGCTGGTGGAGCAAAAGCATTGGGATGGATTGATGAAGGAAGTTTCCAAACAATCATAACAATAGCAGGAGCGATTGCAGTATATGGGATTAGAGACGCAATTAGAAAGCTGGAATGAAAGAACAAGAACCTAAATTCAAAATAGACGGGAATGGAGGAAACCCAAGATGGGTAATCTATCCCTTACCTCAAGGAGAGTATGAGATTTTTGGTCCATTTTCGAAACAAACCGCTACAGAAATAGCGAAAGATACGGGTGGCAAAGTTTACAAAGAAGTGCCAGACTTGGGAGATAAAAGTGTTGTCAATTTAACAACCGATGACTGAAAGAGGACTTTTCTATCCAGATGGGAGTTTCAAATCTCAAGCCGAAATAAGGCGAGGTCTATCATCAACCCCTCAAATAATCAAACCAGAACCATTACAACCCACAACCTTTGACGAAGAGCTTCAAAGGATGAAAGAACTTCAAAAACAAAGAGAACCCCTACAAATTTGGAAAGATGAGGTAGATATTCAGGTAGATACAGGAAGATTGCCATACTTCTTCTTAATGCCTTTGTCAGATTTGCATATAGGCTCGGAGCACACGGATTATCACCAACTTGAGAAGTATCTTAAAGTAATAGACAGATATCCTATCTATACTGTGCCGCTTGGCGATTTAGGAGATTTTTTTGGACCATTTAAATATCCCACCGGAATGGCAGAGGATGTAGTCAATGCCGACGCTCAACTTATGACTTTGAGAAATTTTTTCTTGCAGTATAAAGAAAAAATCCTTTGTGCTGTAACTGGCAATCACGACGATTGGATATATAAAACTGCTGGAGTTGAACCTTATAGATGGCTAGTTGAAGACTTGAACATTCCTCTTCTTAATTCAGGCGGGCTTCTTAACCTTGAAGTCAATGGAGTCAAATACAAAATACTGCTTTATCACGCAATATCAAAATATAATTCAAGCTTTAATCCAACTCACGCAGGTAAGAGAATGCTTGAACTGCATCGTGATGCAGATATAGTGGTTAGTGGCGACAAACATAGGTTTGGAATGGAGAAATTGACGCATAGAGATAAAAAACCTTATATTATTCAATTGGGAACTTTCAAGACGGAAGACAGTTATGGCAGGAGAAGCTACGGAATGGCACCTCATCCTCAAGCTGGCTTCCCTGTTCTTTTTTTGTCGGCTGGAGAAAAGAATGTTGAGGCAATAGAGAATTTAGAGATTGCAAAAGATTTTATTGATTTGGTGAACGGGGGTTGATACAGAAAGATATAGTTGACAAATAAAAATGGAGGTTTTAGAGTAGATATGATGAATGATTTGACTGATTGATATGACTGATAATCCTACACTGCTTTTAAGAGTACGCTCCCAATTTAAAAGGCTTGAACAAGTCACTTGGACCATTCGCGAGCTCCAGAACAGGTTTCCTCTAGGCATTCCAGAAAATGAAGAAAATCTACTTAAAGGATATTTGGCAATGATTTACGATGTTGAAGACATTCTTAGAGAATTAAAAGAGCTAAAAAAAGAATATGAGCGAAACTCTGGAACTATTAAGTGATATCAATAAAGTGATTGAAGCCATCAACGATGAAGTAGATAGCTATATTGGAACATTTACCGCCAGTAGTAAAGCTAAGCGTGAATTTATGCAAAAAATCTATTTAAGTAAAAGAAAGGAATTGGCTAGGCTATCAAAACAAATGTATCTAAAATGGAGAAACCCATAAAAACACCAGAAGAGTTTATTGCTGAAGAGCTTGGAATACCCGTGTCTAAAATGGGGGTGGATGAAATCAAGAAAAGGAAAGAGAAAAAGGACAATGTAGTTGAAACTTCATTTTTGGAGACTCCAGAATATATCCTAGAACAAATTGGCAGTGCGGACTATGCGGACGATGCGGTATGTAAAAGAGAACTAGGAAAACCATCTTTTGTTAAGTTTTCGAGGCTAAATGGAGAAATTGACATTGTAAATGAGTTCGAATACAAAGGAGTCGTTTATCGTCCTATAGTTGATGATATTCTCTTAAAGGGGGGCATAATGCTTCCGACGGGAGTAGAAGAGTACAAAAACACAAAAGAGATAACAGATCAGATATACGAGTATATTACAGAAAGAATACAAGTCCCGCAGAATCCCGTTAATTATGAAAGATTTTTACCCAATCTTATCCTCTTCTATTGGTTATATGATAAATTTCCCTTTGTGCCATATATTCATTTTGTAGGCGGAACAGGAACGGGTAAAACAACGGCTATGGAAACAATCGGTAGTTTATCTTATAAGCCCATAGATAGTTCAGGATCTTTGACAATTGCCTCTATGTTTAGAATGGCTACCGCTTGGAGAGGAACGCTCTTAATAGATGAATTTGAGAAAGTTGGAGAAGATACCAAAAGTATTATATTATTTTTAAAAGCTGGTGTATCTAATAGGTTAGTATTAAGGACAGAAGGGGATAAAATCAAAAAACTTACTGCTTATATTATTAAATCTCCCAAGATATTTACTTCGGAGAAACCAATGGACGATGCAGGACTTTTATCAAGAACGATAACTATTAAGATGGAAAAAAATACAAAAAGGCTTCCTTTATATCAATTAAGAGAAGATTATAAAGAAGCGGAAGATATTAGAAATAAACTTTTATTGTGGAGATTGCATAATTATGATAATATAAGTCTTAAAGATATAAAATATGGCTTCCCAGAGTTGGAGGTCTTTGATCGCCGTGTCCAACAGATACTAACTCCTATATATTTCTTTTCAGATGAAGAAAAAAGAAAAGATATACTTCAATTTGCCAAAGAGCAAGAAGAAGAAACACTTAGAGAAAGAAGAGAGTCGTTAGAAGGTTCTATCTTTGAGATGATGCTTGAGATTTGGAATGATGGAGATGAGGTTCAACTTAAAAGTCTAACTTCTAGATTAAACGAAGACAGAAAGTCGGGCGGTTATAGAAGCGAATTAACAGAGAAGAAGGTTGCTAACATTATCAGGAAAGTTTTAGGTTTTGACATCGAACAAAGGGGGCACGATAAAGCAAGGTGGATAGTAATGAACTGTGAAAACTTAGAGAGCAAAGCCTCTTATTTTGGCATTAACTTAGCCTTGTATGATACCCTTTATAGTTCTCTTTTTGATACCGCACAGTCCGCAACGTCCGCAGGCAATCGTGAAAAAATATTACCAGAGAAAAACTTGATTTTGGAAGCCAATGAGATTTTTAACGAGGAATAGTTTATCCTTGCGTAAGTGTCCAATGTGTCCAATGTGTCCAAAATGGAGGACTTAATTGACGAGCTAAATCAAATTTTAACAGAATATGGTTTTGCTATGAGATGGGACGAGGTTGTAATGTGGCATAAGGTAGGGGAGATTTTAACCCATACAAATATAAGACCTTCTCAACTTGGGGAGCTTGCCGACATTTTAGAAATAGACGAGGGGGATTTGTGGGACGCAATTCTTTTCTACAAGAAATTCCCCGATCTAAACTTGCTTCCTGAGGGTAAAGATGTAAGTTGGGGTAAAATAAAAGAAAAATATTTATGAGACTTAAAAAGTGCGTTAACTGTCTTCAAAAAAAGAAATGCCCTTATAAAAAGGGTAAAAAGTATTTTTGTTCAAAAGAATGTAAAACAAACTATTATGAAAACCATATCCCTACCCTCTTAAAAGAAATTCAAAAAGAATTTAATAAGATGATAACTGAAAACCAACCCTGTGCAGTCTGCGGTAAAAGATTTGAGAAAATGCAATGTTCGCATATCTGGAGCATAGGTTCGTCTCCTTCTATAAGGCTAGATATTCTCAATGTTCTCCCGATGTGTGGTCATTGCCACAATTTCTGGTGGCACTTAGAGCCGATGCAATCTCACGATTGGTTTGTCTCAAGATATCCTGAAAGAGCCACATATCTTGAATTTGCGAGACACCAAAACAAGCCTTGGACAGCAGAGGAGCTTCATCAAATCAGAAGAGCCATTAGGGAGAAAGATTTTCAATCTCTTATCAGATTTAAAAAAGAATGGTTGCAATCCAAAAAATCCTAAATAGATTACAAAAACCCTGCAAACTTTGCGGGGAGTATTTTTTTTACGGAAATTCCAAAAGGCTTTATTGTGTAAATTGTGATTCAAAAAAATACAAATACCAAAAGAAAAAAGTTGACAAAACTAAATAAAGGTGTATAATTAAATAAAATGAAATTACTTACACCCGCTCAAGTCGCAAAAATTTGTGGAGTTAGCAGAATGACTGTTTATCGTTGGATGCGGTCTGGCAAGCTCCCCTACCAAACTCTTGGAAAACATTATCCTAAGTTGATCTACGAAAAAGACATTCCTACTTTTTTGAGGCGAAAATTGCCTCTTGACAAAAAAGTATAAAGGTGTTAAATTATAAATAATGGACATAGAAGAAATTGTAAAAAAATCTCTGATTGCAGGAAGAATTAGCGGTTTGGCTTTTTCAGCTAGAAAATACATAGAGCTGGCTCTCGATAATCTCGAATTCGAAAAGTTAGAAGAAGTAGCGGAAATTCTTAAAGAAGTCCAGCAAAAAGTAAAAGAGATTGAGAAGTTGGCCAGAAAACTATGAACGAAGTTAAAATGGAAACAAAAACTCAAAATCTCATTCAAGTCAAACAAACAAAAAGTTTGAGAATGTATTACGACCTTGAGAACAAAGAGCTTTTATTTGAGAAAGACAACGTTTTTTTCACTCTCAAAAAGAATGAGGTTTTTCCAGTCTTGCGAGGAATTATATCTTGCGTTCAACGATTTTATAGAAGGGAGGTGCGAAAATAATGGCTTTCAAAAAATTTCAAGCAGATAGAAACGAAACCCACGACTGGGAAAAAGAAAAAGTCCTTGAAGGGGTTTATGTCTCGAAAAGAAATGTTTTAACCATAAACGGCGACTCTTGGCTTTATACGGTAGAAAAGGCGGGAGGCAAGAAAGTAGATGTTTGGGGAAAAGCAATGCTAAATAGTTTTTTCCAGAATATCCCTATTGGTTCAATGATAAGGATAACTTACAAAGGCAAAATGAAATCAGCCAAAGGGGGAAGAACCTATCACGCCTTTGAGCTTGAATACGACGATTCAACCGCCGAAAAAGAAGACATTACAGTCGAACAAGTAGAAGAAATCTTTAAAAAGTAATTGTCTTTTGAGAAGGTGGGGTGGTACTTACTGCCCCATCCTCTGAGGAGAAAATAAAGTTAAATATGAAAAATCTAACTTGGAGTTTTGGACAAATCTGGAACGAAAGTCTAAAGGAAGCTCGTCAACCAAGAGAGCCTCAAGCAAGAGATGTTATATGGGCTTCAGAATTAGGTAAGAGTTATCTTGATTTGTATTTGGCAATGAAAGGAGAAGAACCCTCCAACGATTTTTCAGATACTGCCCTTCGCAAGTTTGATGCGGGAATAATCTGGGAAAAGATAATAGAAGTTATCCTTAAAAGAGCCGGCATTTTACTTGAGACTCAAGAATGGCTGAAAAACCAAATAGATGGTTGTATTCCTGTAACAGGCAAGCTAGATTTTCTAGTTGGCGGCAAAACGGACAAAGAAAAAGCTAGGTTTGAATTAGAAAAGATAAAAGACATCTTACCTGAAAACGTTTACAATGCCTCTCTCCGCATAATTGATTCTTTGCCCGACGAAATCAACCAGATTGTCCTTGAAATCAAATCAATCTCATCTTTTATGTTTGACAAATACCAAACTTCAGAAATTCCTAACGCCAATCACCGCTTGCAACTTATGCACTACCTGATTTGCAAGAACCTCCCCGAAGGGCATATAGTTTATGTCTCAAAAGACGACGCAAGACTTTTGGAGCTGGGGGTTTTTAATCCCTCCGCAGTAAATGGAGAATATGAGAAATTTATTAAAGAATTTTCTTCCTACTGGAACGCTGGTCAAGAGCCGCCAAAAGAAAAAGAAATCGTATTTGATGACGAGTGGGGCAAGTTTGTAGTTAACTGGAAAGTTATGTATTCCCGCTACCTCACCAAAATCTACGGATATAAGGATCAAGAGGAAGTTAGAACTAAATTTGAACCCCTTGTTGCCTCGTGGAATAGGGTTCTTACTAGGATTAAAGACAGGAAAGAGATGACCAAAGATAATCTAGAAAAAATCAAGGAAATGGAAAAATGGGGATTTTCTCATATAGTTGAGAGGCGGGGTGGAGACTCAAAAGAGTCCCGACCCCGTTCTGACGGCGGGGACGAAATTTTCCTCACCCGAGGGCAGCGGGTAGCTCGTCCCGCCTCTTGACCATATGAGAAAAATTAACCTAAACAAAAGAAGAATTAGTTTGAAAATTAAGCTAGCGGTCTTAATCGCCATTCTAATAGCCCTTCTGGCTTCACTAAATCAATTAGCAAAGGCGATTACTCGCTGGTTTGATACTTATACCGTCCAATGGAATCAAGTCCTTTCTATAACAATTAAGCCGCCTTTTGAGATTAAAAAGCGGGAAATCCCAGCCGAAAGAGTAATAGAGGTTGTAGAGAAGATACCAGAGCCCCAAGACTTAAAAACTGATATAGAGAAATACATTTACGAAAAGTGGGGAATTGAAAATTACAAGCTGGCTATATCAATTTTTACGGCGGAAAGCGGGCTGCAGGAGGATGCTTGGCACATAAACAGCAACGGCACAATTGATTATGGAGTAGCTCAAATCAATTCTGTAAACTGGAAGTTAGAAGGATGCTCGCTTAAGGAGATAGTTTTTGCGAAGGGTAATCTAGACTGTGCCTATAAGCTTTGGGATAGAGCCAATGGTATTGAAGGAGACGGGATAGGAAGCTTCAGGGCTTGGAGCGTAGCAAAAAATGGAAGATTTTTAGATTTTTTAAAATGAAAAAACAAAATAAGAATTGGGAAAAAGAATTTGATGAGAGATGGAGAAATTTTTCTAATAGAATTTTTGAAATGTTTGCTAAGGGAGAGGATATAACTGGCGAAATAATAGGAAGTGGAGACCAGGTTAGAAATTTTATTCGCAAACTTCTCGCTCAAAAAGAGAAGGTGGTAAAAGAGAAGCAGGAAGAAATAAATAGGCTAAATAGGTTTATTACTCGTGCGATTGGAGCAAGTCCTAATGGGTATGTTCCTTGCGATTATTTAAAGCTTGGATTATCAGCGAAAAATGAAAAAACAAAATAAAATAAAATTCAGATTTTGGCATACGAAGTTGAAAAAATGGCTCAAAAATTGTGCCGTTGCCAACGATGGCAAGGTGTGGGATCTGACTACAAATGAGGAGGTCAAGGATGTAATTCCTCTCCAATTTACTGGTTCAAAAGACAAAAATGGCAAAGAGATTTATGAAGGAGATGTTGTGTATTGTAATTCTTGCGAAGAAGACGATAATGGGGGCGTTTTCAGGGTCGTATGGGGATATTTTGAAGATTGTTGCGTCGAAGGTGAGACTTGGGTTTTAGATGGTCTCACTTGGGAGCAAACTGTCTATTACCATTCTCTAGAAAAGGACATAGAAGTTGTTGGTAATATTTATGAAAATCCCGAACTACTAACTAAACTAAGGAAAAATGAAAAAAATTAAGTTTGACAAGAAACATTTTAGAAAACTACTCCGCAATGGAGATATTAAAATTCTTTTGGATAGAGTAGAAGAACGGGCTGAAGCAGAAGCAAGGCTAAAAGAAATAGAGGCGATTTATCCTTCTTTGGTGGGAATTGCCGAAGATCAATGGGAAATCAATATAAACGTTCCGAATGGAACTTGGACTTTTCTGGCTAAAAAGAATTGAATCAAAATGATAAAACAAATGATACAAATAGACAATAAATACATACCTTATCGGTGGAAGGAAACCCTGATTAAAAATCAAAAGATCGGCGGGGTATTTCTAGTCTTTCTGTCGGGAGAAAATCGTGCCGAAATACAAAAGAAAGTAAAATTACTAAAGCAATTTTGTAAAAAAATTTATATGTATGGTAAAAACGAAAAAACAAAATAAAACTATGAAGTGGAAAGCATCCTTTAGTTCTACTGATACTCTTAAGAATTGGACAAGCGGGGGCTATTATAAATGTTTGTTAAGTTTTGAGTTTTTAGGAATTAAAATCGTTGTTTGGAGAAAAAAATGAAAAAACAAAAGAAAAGGAGGTGAAGGATGAGAACTCGTTGCGCAAATTGTGGGATGATTTATGACATACCAGTGAGTGATATGGATATGAGAACTCCATTACAAATAGCTCAATCAGGT